CACAGCCGCACGATACAAACCTCGGTGGTCCAAGGTGTGTCTGCTGCGGGTGGTGCTATCGCTGCACTGCAATCCCTCGATGGCACGGCGCAGATTATTGTGCTGGTGGGGTGCTTTGTGTTTGGATCAATGGCAATGTTTATACTCAAAGAAAGGTTACGCGCATGGGCTTCGGGCTGGCGTTAATAGGGCGGTTTAAGATTTGGTTGTACGCCGCTGGAGCTATCGTTGTCGCGCTTGGCGCGGCTTACTTGCGAGGAAAGTCAGACGAGGCAGAAGCAGAACATGAAAGGGAATTAAATGAGTACGTTGAAACCCGTAAGCGGATGGACACCGTGGACAGTGGCAGCGACGGTGATGCTGCCCGCGCTTGGTTGCGCGCCCATCAGCAGTCCAAACGCGATCTGTGATGGCACTGTATCATTGCGTGATACACACACACAGGCGCTGATCGAAGACGGTGGCAACCGTTCTGTTGTAACTGGCGCTGCTTTAATTGCTGCGCTCGATGCTGGCTGTGATCCCTAATGTCGGGGCCAACTCTCCCAAGCAAAGCCCTTAGCGACTTGCAACAAGAAGCATGGGATGCGGTGCATGAACATGGCTCAATTAGAAAGGCCGCACGTGCGCTGAATAAAAGTCACAGCACAACCCATGAACATTACAAGCGCGCTAAAGCTAAGATTCAACTTGATAGTGGTGTTGCTCAGGCCTTAGATGAGGTTGGCATTCAAGACCCAACGCAGGTGCGGGGCGGCTGGCTTAAAACAAAACATGCCAGCGTTCAGTTCACCATGCCAAAGGCAAGCGCGGTTGATCCTGAGGATAGCGCAGATCGAATCAAAGAAGCGTTGAAAGGCATTGATCCCCCAACAATTATACAGCCGCCCAAAGAAGCCTCTGATAGTTTGCTTACGCTTTATCCTATGCCTGACATTCACGCAGGACTTAGAACAGGCAACGAAACATTGCACGGTACTGTTGATCGCCTTGTGAATGGCATGAATGATTGTGTGATTAGATCACCTAAGTCTGGCACTGGGGTGCTGTTGGTTCTTGGGGACATGCTGCACCACAATGACAATGAGAATGCAACGCCAGCAAGTAAGCATGCGCTAGATGTCTTGGCGACGATTGAAGAGACAGCCATTGCAATGATCCAAGGTCTGGCTCGGTGCATTGAGATAGCACTGCTGCACCACAGCAAGGTAATCGTTTCAGTTCTTAGGGGTAACCATGATCGAGACGCATACTTGATTGTTCTTTATTCTTTAGCTGAACGGTATCGAACCCACCCTCGCATCGAGGTGCAACGTGAAGAGGGTGAGTTCTTTGTTTATCAGCACGGCAAGTGCTTGATAGCTGCCCACCATGGTGACAGGGCAAAGCCAGAGCGTTTAGTTATGTCTCTAGCTGACGAGTTCCCAAAGCTGTGGGGTGAAACGCGACACAGATTTTATTACACTGGTCACCTTCACCACCACAAGTCAGCCGATATTGGTGGCGTTCAATGGGAACAGCTCCGCGCTGTTACTAAGCGGGATAGGTACGCTAAGGATCATGCCTATTCTGCAAGGTCACAGATGCAAGCGATTACCTTTGACGATAAGTCGGGTGAGATTAGTCGAGTTAAGATAAACCTTTAAGGTTACTCTTCGCTAGACAATTCACTAGCCAGCGCAAGATAGCCAATCCCATCTACGAACGAATCTAAGTTTGGCTTTCCGCTTGCAAGCCTTGCTAGTTTAAGATCAGCCATCATCACGCCGACTTGCCAAGGTTTGATTTGTATCCCAAGCAATTGCGTCCACCGTTCAGCAATACGTTTGAAGTTTTCTTCTGCTTTGCCGTATGCATCCTGCCTGTCGCCATTGATTAGCCCTTGAGCAATCTCGATTGTTTTATCCCTGTTCATTTTCTTTCTCCAAAAAGTAAGCTTCAGTTATAATATCTGCAAAGTATTCAGACAAACTTGAGTAGCGGCCTGACAAGGCTTTAGATAAAGAGCGCTCCAAGACTTCATCTGATAAATGTTCTTGCATCATTTCTTTCATACTGCCGCTTCCCATGCCTGTTTTGCGTAGCTTGTATCTAAGGTGTGTAAATTTTTTCTGCGTTTCACTTACGGGTGGCATTGATTTAACATCCTTTGTTAAGGACAAGTGTTTTTTAATGCCATACATTATACTGCTGTGATCCATATTTAGGATCGACCCTATTTCTGACAGAGTGTAGCCAGCTTCTTTTAGCTTATACATTATCTCATGTCTGATGACGCACACCCATCTTACCTTAGTCTTGGACATGACTATTGATTCATGGATTAAATGCTTGCTGCACACATTGTTAACAACTTCATCGTAGTTCATTTGGTTCTCCTTATTAAAAATGGCGAGACCTAAGCCCCGCCACTCTGTTTCGATAGGTAGGGTTGCTTAGAATGGAATGCTGTCATCCATTTTCTGTAGCGTAGCACCACCACCTTGCTGTTTGTCGGATACATTGAAGGTCATGTATGGCTTATCTTCTTTCATCTTGCGCCATGCTGCTAGCCTACGCGTCTCACCCATTGGGCCAGTGTAGTCAGGCGCTGCTTCATTGCCCTTCTTGTCGTTGTCGAAGAGGACACCAACCTTTTCATAGACCTCGATGATAGTCTTGCCATCGCGCGTCTGATCTTTGACCAGTGTAATCTTCCGATCAATCCCGTTGTCGTTAAGCTTGCCTTGAAGGATCAATGCTTGCGTTGGGAATGGTGCGAATGCTGCGCCACGGTTTGTGTTATCGTAATCGTCTGCCATGCTTTTGGCTCCTTTGTTTAAGATTGATAAGTTAGTTCGCGAACTAACCCCATTGCTACCAACTGTTGCCACTTGGTGACGGCTTGTCCCCGCTATCGTACTTGTTGCCGTCCATCTTCCCAAGGAAGACATCAGCATCACATCCGATATGTGACAGGGCTTTGGTCAGGCCATCGGTGACAGCCATCTTCGGTGCATCCTCAGCCATACGGCCCTTGGTTGCATCAAAGAACTTGCGGCAACCTGTGAAGGCACCGAATGCGTTTGAAGGTGAGCCGTGCCATACGGTTACATGAGCAAGGACTGCGCTGTCTCCGTTGGATACGTTCACAATCTCTGTTGTGCTATGCCAGCCCCAGCCCTCACCGACTGGGCCGAACTGTTCTGTCATCTTCATGACCTGATACTGCGGGTCGATAGCTGTAAAGCTACGTGCGCCAAAGCTAATCTTCTTGAGATACTTCGGGTCGGATGCGCAGAGGTTGTTCCAAATATCCATGTTGCTCATAGTGTTCTCATTACTTGCGTGGTGTGATGCGCAGTGCGCCGCGCTTGTCGCGCTTGATTGTTAGGTTAGTGCAGTAGACCTCACGTTCATTGCCAGCGACCATTGCCTTGAGGTCTTTCTTTGCACCCTCGAATGTCTTGGCTGCGGACTGATGCTCTAAGTATGTGTGCGCTGCGTCGATGAATTGGTTGTCTCGCGATGCGTCTCGCTTGACCATCTTGTCTACCTCGATCTTGTCGATGATGATTGACGGTACGTTAATACCAATCGGTTCTTCATCCCGTACAACGTGACCCCAGAAGTCTGACACCACTGCCCACATCGAATCGAAATAGTCTTTGTTGCGGCTGACATAAGCTGACTCCCACTTGTTGTTGCCAAAGATCACTGACATCCAGATACCATCTGCATTTGCTAGGTGTGCGTAGGTTTGAATCTGCGGCATGTAATACTCGATCACATTGTCCATGTTGTTCATCGAGTTGGTGTGCTTGGCCTCGATGATTGAGTTATCCCACATGCCATCGACTGTGCCTTTGACTGGAACATTGCCTATAGTTTGAGTGAATGTTTTCTGCGCGTCCTTGATTACGCAGTCATTCTCTATCTCAAACCATTCGATGTTAAAGTCTTCAGTCCATTGGCCCATCTGCACTGCGATGTTGCGGCTAAGATCGTCGCCTTCACTGCGGCCTGTCTTGACCTGCCATAGCTCAAGCCAATGGCCTTGCATAATGCGGACGCAATCAGAGCCTCCGATAAATCCTGTTCGTATCATTTGGTTCTCCTTTGTTTGTCTAACTTACTGCTTATGTGCAGTGGTTGCAAACCATTTGTCGTATGGTTCAAAATCTTTTTCTGTTAGGTTGTA